GAACCACCTGCTCCACCAGCACCCCACATTGAGAATTGAACATTAAATACAGCATCGTTGGTTACAACGGTTTCGAGGATATATTCTCCTCTGTTCAATACAAGTGAACCTTGGGAGTCAAGGTTGTGGTTGATGACTGGATCGCCGTTTTGAGGTGTCACACGAATAGTGCGAACAGCTTCAAACGGAGTGTTTCTAATTTTGCTCGTATCGTAAAAGGGACGCAAATGTCCCTCGTCGGTCATATTGTCTAACCGACTTTCGTAGTTCAGAGTTTTGAGACTACCAATACGGAAAGGCATTACGACTCCTTATCGCCAATTAAGATAACGGTGACTTTGTTTGCTGTGTCAGTCAGACCATAGATTGCATCGTTCTCATCTTCGAGAACAATGGGGTAGTTCAGTTCAACGTAGAATGTTTCACCAGAACTCAGTTCTTGTCTGATAAACTGTTGGGGCTTAGTTGCTGCATCGACAGTATCGAGTGCACCAACATTATCTTCTGCCAGATACAGGTTCACAGTTTCAGTAGTGGTGTTGCCATTGAAAACGACAAAACCCTTGAAATATGTTTTTGTAGCTGCAGGGTTTACATAAATCGTACCAGCAGTGCCCGCTGGGACGAACTGAATGTTCTTCCCATTGCCAGTAAGTTTTCCTCTTGAGAGAGCCATTGTATGCTGTATCCTCCTTGGTATTTAGCTGAACAACCAGATGTCCCGCATTTCGTTGCGGTCACTGAATTCCATATTCACGGTTCCATCGATATTGCTGCTAGCAACCACAAGGTTGTAACCAATATCAGCAACTTGGGTAGCAGGAAAAATAACGTTACCCAGACGAATCCTAGAAGGTGTAGTATTATTAGGATTAGCTTGAATAGAAACCCCGTTAATAGTTGCATTATTCAGGGTCTGTGCATTTGTAGTGCCACCAGTAGCATCTGCTTTCAATGCAATAGCATTAAACACAGATGTAGAGAAGTTAGGGTCATCGCCCAAGGCTGTAGCTAACTCCTGTAATGTATCGAGTGCGCCAGGGGCTGACCCAATAAGGTCGGCAACTTCCTGACGAACGAATGCTGTAGTAGCAATCTTAGTGGTGTTATCGTTTAGGGTTTGGGTAACACCAGTAGAGT